AAATTATCTATATATATTAATACATATATTTTTTTAATTAAAAAAAATAAATAATTCTAAAAGTAATTACATTAATAATAAATCAATGATATCAATATCATCATATGCATTTGCATCAATAAATGCATTAACAAATTCTTTTGTATCTTTAGGCAATACTAACATATTTGTTGGCCTATCTAAAACAATTTTATCTAATAATTTTATTTGTGGTTCATTATCTTCGACAACTGATTCTTCTACAATTAATTTACATTCTTCATTTCTAACTAAACCAAAATATGTTATTAATTCATCAACATTAAATCTTATACATCTTGAACCTTTTGATTTTCCCTTTGTATGTGGTATTTTTAATAGCCCAATTTTTCTCGATAGGTGAACTGTATTAGTTTCATATTTAAAACCATTTGATTCAATATATGATTTAAAATCATTATATAAAGTAATTGGCATTATTTCTTTATCTTCTATATTTTGTGCTGACCAACTAAATACATTTTCTTTCATAAATTCTTTAACATGGCATACATTACCACCAATTAATATTTTATGGTGTTCTGTTTTTGGTGGTAATTCTAAAGTTTCTAATCCATCTAAATTATAGCAATAATCATAAAATTTTCTAATAACTTGTTTATTGTTAATAATACTATAGAATTTTTTAAAGTATTCAACATTATTGCACAGTTCATCAGAACATCTAATAATAACATTTCGTCTATCATTTATGTGTGGATTTATTGCTCCACCGGTTTCGCTATTAGTTGCACTTAATGCTCTATGTAATGATAACATCTTAAATGATTTTTTACCCTTGCCATTAATTTGAACCGATTTATCAGTAATAAATGCTTTAAGACTTCCAGCATATTCTACTAATTGCTTTCTTTCAATTTCATTAAAAATAACTAAGAATGCATTTACCAATAGATCGTTAAATTGACCCAATACTAAATCTGGTTTTGTTGTCTCTAAAACTTTACTGTCTCCTAAAACTCTTCTGAACAATTCAAATAGTGAGCCTTTACCTGCTCCCTCTTCAGATATAAATGTTGGTGCATTTGTTTTTGTGGATGGATATTTTAACATTTGCCCAAACCATCTAATAAAATAATTATATATAACTTCTTCATGATTGCATAAAATTAACATATGATTTAATAGAAATTCTAATTCATCAATACATTCATCTTCTGGACATTCTTCATAAGTTGATGCTAAAAATGGTGTCCATGTATTATAATGAGTAGTTGGGCATTCTTGATCGTGTGGATAAATTCCAATATCTAAAAATTTAGGTTTATTGCAAGATAATAACCACTCATCAATAATTCTAACTTCTTGCAATACTTCTTCTGACTTTGTATTATTAAATTTCATTATTCTAACCATAGGGGCACAATCCATTTCTTCATTTATTAATGCTGACTTAGTCATAAATTTAATTTCACCATCCCACGACTTATAAGCAAATGCCTCAACTGATTTAATTTTTGCATATTCTCTATTTAGTCTTTCAAAATGAATAGCCATTAAATCATTTTTTAATGTTAACGACTCTTCAGGTTTTAATGTTGTTGGATCAACTGCATGAGATAATTCTTTAATAATTAATTCCATTTTAAAATTTGTTTTATTAGTAATTTCTTCTTCAATATCTTTTAAATTAATATCTGGAAAATCTGAAAGTAAAACTGCCAATCCATCAAATGATAATATAACATTTTTTGGTCTTCCTAATTTATCATAAATAATTCCTAAAATATGGTCTTCAATACTTTGCAATAATAAACTAACTACAGAACCTTTCGGATTTTTCTTTTTGAGTTTTTCGCATAATTTGACTTCTTTTGGATTCTCTACAATAATGGTATTACCAATAGTTTTTAATTCATTTGTTAGTGCAATTATATATTTACTTGGCTCAATAGTTTCATCTAATTCTTCGTCTTTCTTCCATGTATCAAATGTTCCATAAAATAATAAGATAATAAATAATTTTTTAGCTTGGTCTCTATCAACAGTATATTCTTCTTTGACCGCTTGTAATAATTCATCTCTATTATTAATATATTCATCTAATTGTGGACAGGCTATTTCATTAGATTTACATAATTGCTGTAATATAGTTGCATGACAATTTACCATATCTATATCTTGATATAAATTTTTCATTAAAGTATGTCTAATTATTCTCCGTTTACATCCTAATGATAAAGATTTTACGGCAAAGTTTCGACCAAATTTATAATCTGCTTGTTTATATGATACCTTTAATCTTTCTCTTAAAACTTTCTTTTTAAGATTTTTCAACTCCGTCAATTCCTGCTCGTCTCTAATTAAATCGCTATCAATAAGTGCATTCAATATATCTAATGGAACATTTTCGATTGTTTCGAGTCCTGATAATGTGCTTTGATAATCCGAGATTTTAAGACTAAGTTTTGACATTGTAATAAAAAATATATGTATCTATATATATTATATATTTTTATTTCTAATATAAAAAATTTATTTCAAAGTTCAAAATATATTTTGGTTATATATATATTATGAAATATTTTAAATTAAAAAATAAATAATTGTATTAATATAAATACATATATTTTTTTCAAAAAATACAATGGATCCGAAATTATCAAAAGCATTTATTAATGGCCTAAGAGTCAAACATAATATGTCATATGAAGATGTTAAAACATGGATTTTTTGTGGAGGTTGTGCAAATCGTGAATGTGAAAAACCACCTGATGAATTTATAGGATATGAAAATTATTTTAGATTATGTTTTCCAAATACAGATTTTCCAGAAATCGAAAATAAATGTGTATGTGATGCAACATTAATGCATAATTGTTATATTAGAAAAGATGTAAATTCAACCATTGATGATATATTAATTATTGGTAGTTGTTGTATTAAAAAATTTATTGATGCTGGAAAAGTCAGAAAATGTGAAAAATGCAATGCCGATCATAGAAATAGAAAATATAATTTATGTAATGATTGCAAAGTTGAACAAATACAAATAGATAAAGATGTTGAGAAAAAAAGAAAAAAAGAAGTTGCTAAATATAATAAAGTAGAATGTTTTGATATACCATATGAAATATGTCAAGATCATAAACAAATGATATCTTATACAAGATGGGACAAAGATTTAAAAATAAGATATTGCAAATATATTGATAGCAATAAACATATTATTGAATACTTTAAAAAATATATTATTTATGACATTGAAGATTTTATTAATAAGAGAAAAACAAAACATGTAGAATATAAAGATATAGAATATTCAAAAGAAGCAATAGCAGATGCTAAAAAAAATGGACTTAAATTTGATGGTGTAAAAAAAAAATGGTATAAACAATATTAAATTTACTGTCCATTATTTTTTTTTACTGTCCATCAGATATTTTTACTGTCCATTTTACTGTCCAATAAAATTCTTCTTATATTCATATATTAATCCATTATATAGCATTATAACCATTCTTTTTTTATTTTGGACAGTAAGGACAGTAAGGACAGTAAAAATAAAAGTTATAATTATGAAATCATAAATAACTTTTTATAAAAATAATTGTAGTCGGTATATGAGATGGCTAATATTTTTTTTACTGTTTACTGTCTTTTACTGTCCAAAAAAAAATATTAGTTGTATATCATCATAGAATTAATTAATAATGTAATATTCATATTTTTTTACTGTCCAAAACTGGTGGACAGTAATAATATCTTGGGACAGTAAAACTATATCGCTTAAAGTGGGATGAATGCAAATTCTTGGGTTCCATTTGCGGTCATAACTCCAAATTTACTAACTGCAAATTCTACAGTATTTACAGCACTTGCACTATTGGAAGATAGGGCAAAACCTAATATCTCTTCTGTGGGTTCAAACGGACCAACATTAGATCCACCAACTGGAGAAAGCCCCATATTAATTAGTGTTTGCCCATAATATGGAGGAGTTGGACAAGTTAATGATAAATTAGTAAACATGCAATATCTTGTATTTGGAACTGGACTTATTGCTTGATCGAAAATATATACTCGTTTTGACCTATACCATAGAGGATCGCCAGATTGTGGCTTAGTATAAATAACTATAAATGGTGAATTATCATTACTTGTAGTCAAACCATTAAATATATACATATACAATCCCAAAACATCGGCAACAGTCATGGCAACATTAGGAGGCATATACCAATTTATTTTATATCCAGCAACTGTATTGCGAAAGTACCAAGCAGGACTGAATGCATAGGTATTTATAATTGTAGAAGTTGGAGCAGTTGCTGGTCTTCCATCAGCAAATATTGCTAATGAGAAATTCTGTAATATTGTATTTGTTTGTAATATTTGTAATATTGAGACATCGCTATTATAACTTACACCATTAAATGTCAAATCAGTCGTGGTCAATAATGCAACATTGCTACTGGTATCAGTTATACTTAATGATGATGATCCCAATATTGATTTTTCAGTAGTTGTCAATTTTTCAATTACGGTTTCATAACTTTGAGAAGTATTCCAATATGTCGGATTGCTTAGCCTTGATACACCATTTGAATAAGCATTAAATCCTGTATTATTTACATTATCTTGTATTGACAACCGCTCAAATGATAATCCACAAGCAACAGCATTATTAAGGTCTTGTATTTCTATGGTTTGTGGTGATAATGCATTTGAATAGGTATTATTATATATAAGTATATTGTCAACACCGCCACCGTTTGAAGTAATACCATTACTAATATTAACTATTGATTGAAGGCCAACTAATGGCCCATTTGCACCAGTGGCACCAGTCGCACCATCTAAGCCATTAGCACCAGTCGCACCAGTTGCACCAGTGGCACCATCTAATCCATTAGCTCCAGTCGCACCAGTCGCACCAGTTGCACCAGTGGCACCATCTAATCCATTAGCTCCAGTCGCACCTGTTGCACCAGTTGCACCAGTTGCACCATCTAATCCATTAGCCCCAGTTGCACCAGTCGCTCCAGTATCTCCAGTGAATCCAGTTGCTCCCTGTGAACCAGTCGCTCCAGTGTCTCCCATATCACCCTTTTCTCCTGTAGCCCCAGTGGCACCAGTCGGCCCTGTTGATCCTGTCGCCCCTGTTGCACCAGTAAAAGAAGCTGTGCCATCTTGGCCTCTTGCTCCTGTAGCCCCAGTTGCCCCTTGTATACCCTGCACACCTTGAGGGCCTGTTGCTCCTGTTGCTCCTGCAAGTGAAGCGGTCTCTTGTGTCGTACCATCGGCAAAAATGATTCCTCCATCTTGTAGTTGAACTTGATTTGTTGCAAGTCCTGTAGTTCCTGATGTATCGAGTCTGTAAACTCCATTTAGTAAAAGAGTTCTCGCTGACATTTTTTTGAAAAAATTTATTATATTATATAGTAAAAAAAATAATATTTTAAATTAAATATATTGTTCAGTCGCTTTTACTACAACTTCATCTGGACTCATTCCCTTTGAAGTGATTAAATCGTTATATTCATCGGTGTCTAAATCTAAAAAAGAAGCTCTACAAACTACATGTCGTCCACAAGTCGCAACATTTGGATTGTGTGCTTGGTGTTGATACTCATTAAAATATATTGGTTTTCCTGTGTCATAAAGTTGACTCAATAAATATGGATTTTCTTGATGTAATTGTTTTAATGTTTTTTTTGTTAGTGCTTTTTTCCAAGCTTTGCTGTCTGGTTTATTTCCGTATGAATCATAAACATGTATACCTTGTTCACTTCTTCCTTTATCTTTTAGAAAACATAAACACCAATGACCATATGTTGGCTGTTGTCTAACTAAAAATACAACTGCTTTACTTGGGCTTGATCGTAATACATTCATTACTCCCTTTTTTATCAACTCTGAATAAGGCATCACATCAATCTCATAATTTAGTAATTTTTTTATTTCTGAATCCGTAAGAGACCGATTCATATTTTTTATAATCTTTATATCCAAAATATATAAAACTTAATCCAAAGCCAATATAAAATCCAATATATTTATTATTCATTATATATTATATTATATATTATATATTTAAAAAAAATGGTAAAAATAATAGAAGTAATTGATAGTCCGAGAAAGGGAAAAAGGTTTAGAGCAATTCTAAATGATGGGAAAAAAATAGATTTTGGACTTGATACAGGTTCAACATATATTGATCATCACGATAAACAAAAACGAATGGCATATATTGCCAGACATCTTGGAAATATTAGAGAAAAAAAATTAATTGATAATTTAATTCCAAGTCCTGCTTTATTTTCAATGGTTTTATTATGGGGTAAACATACAAATATTGATGATAATATAAAAGAATTAAACCACCATTTTAAAACTCGTTAGCAAGATATTCTTTTGCTTGTTGTTGTGTTCTTTTTTTGTCAATTACAGTTCGTTTTTTGATAGCACTTTCTACTTCGTCATGATCATATATACAAGCTCGTTTTTCAGATATTAATACTTGAGGGGCACTTGTTTTTAAACATACCCAACGACCCCAGCCGTCAGCCTTCAAAGCATTTCGCATACCTTCTGGCATTCCCAAATGATGATGCAACATATAAGTTAAATTTCTTGAACTACTAATTTTTGGAAACCATACAACAGCATTTAATTCTGTCAAAATCATTTTAGTCTGTTTGCCGTTTGCACTTCTATGACTAATAAATAAGCAATTAATACCTCGCTTTCTTCCCATAGTTAAAACTTGTTCAATTACAGATTGAATTGCCTTTTCTTTCTTTTTTTCTGTGATGCCTTCAATGTCATCAAAAATAACAATACTTCTACCATTAGGATTTGTAAAATCTTCTAATGTTGGTGGGTCTCTTGCAAACTCATCATCAACTTTAAGGTGTCTATGTGGGAAATCATATGCTGGATCTTCAATATCATCAGATGAAATAATAGTTATATATTGTGGTTCAGGATGAAACATTTCAATAAAAACTTTACAATAAGAACCACACCATGTAGATTTTCCACTTCCTGCACCACCAGTTATAAATATATTATCAACTAAGTTTTCTCGTGTTTCAGGACATACTGTAAAGTGTAATTCATTTGGCAATTCTACTAACTTTTCGCCATCTCCTTCTTCTCCAACTTTTAACATACCAATTGGCATCTCTTTTGGATCTTGAACAACTGCAATTGGTCTTAATCCTCTCTGTCGTTTATTCAATGGGGTTAAGTGCAACATTTTTACTTGTAAATATTTTATTTAAAATATAATATATATATATAAATATAATAATATTTAAAATAAATAAATTTTGGTAATAATGTCAACCCCTTCTATTTTTGCTCTTGAAGTTAATCTTTCAACTCTAACAAATGGAATATCAAATGTATCGGCTCAAGTAAATCGTGCTGGTGTTATATTAGATAATCCAAGTGATTATTATGTCTCAGTTAGTCGTATGATTATAGCCACGAATAGAATACCACTATGGCAACCACAAATAAACACAATCGCACCATATAATGACGGATATAATACTATTTATTCCGTATATTTAACTTATCAAGGTTTCAACTCTGGGCAAGTATACTTGAGAGTTATAAATGATGATGAGACAGTACCTCCACCAACTGCACCTGTAGGATCACAGCCTATTTATGGATGGGGTAATGTTTTTTCTTATGATACAATTTCTCAAATGGTTAATACTGCAATCGCTACTGCTTATAATAATTTATCAATTGCTTCTGGTGGAATAATTCCAGAAAATCCACCATATATGACATGGAATTCAACAACACAATTATTTACTATGAATTGTTCTCCAATGAGTTTTTATGATCAAAGTACAGGAAATGATACAATAAATATTTATTTTAATAATAATTATAGACCTTATTTGTTGGGTTGGGCAATTAAAATTTTAACTAATTCTATAACAACTACAAATGGCCAAGATGTACTATTAATAATAGCAAATAATGGTATTAATTATTCCCCAGCAAATACTCCACCATCATTTTTACCAACTGATCCTACAACTTCAATCATTCAAATGACTCAAGATATTTCTTCGCCTTGGTGTTTTCTTGCTTTATCAAAAATTCAAGTTATATCAACATTACCTCTCGCATTTCCTACATTATCGGACTTACCATTAAATTTAATCGGAACTGCATTTAATAATCAGACAACCCCAATATTAATGGATTTCTTAGTTAATTATTCAGATGGTGGAGCAAGTGGTTTTCAACAGCCAATATCATATAGTGCAACATCTGATTTGTATTCATCTCCTGTTAAAATGGGTGGAACTTCACCACTTACAAGTTTTGGGATTGGTGTATTTTGGCAAAATCTACAAGGCACATCGACACCATTACAAACATGGGGACTCCGTAATTGTTCATTAAAATTAACATTTACTCATAAATCAATAATTGAGGGGGGAAATTTTGCAAGTAAATAAAAGTGAAAATCGCTAATAATTAATATTAATTTAAAAATTTATTTTTTTTACTATATAACACAATAATAAATTTTCACAACTAAATTTAATAAAAATGATGAAACTTGCAAAAGCCGTCGATGGAAGAGTTGATATTTCGGAGCCAACTTTGGTTGTATTCTCGTCTGTCCCATCTGTGCAGTACTATTCAGCGGTTCCAGCCACCCCAAGCAACAACCCTAATATCGTAATTCCTATCAGTCCAGGCTTTGGCTTATCTCGTAGTCTTGCTTTTCAGGCTGAGATTTCATTTACCATTACTGGTACTGCTTTGGATCTATTTCTTGAACAACAATGTATCAGTCTACGAGCATTTCCAATCAACCAGACATTGACAAACTTGAATATCCAACTTGGAACAAATGGAGTTCAGATTACACCAAATCTTTTTACAAGTGCATTTCTTCACTACAACAACGACTCACTCGCCCAAAGACAAAATCAATCTGGAACAGCAAGTGCCCCAGACTTTACTACAGCATATGAGCCATTAGTTGGGACTGTCAGTTCTCCATTTGCAAATACTCTTGATGAAAATCAATCGAGTTCTATTAACACTGTAAGAACTAAGCAATTATCAAACTTTGTTGTAAATGGTGCTGGAACTTCTCTCACTTTTACCGCAAACATTGTAGAAGATTTAATCGCTTCTCCTTTTCTTTATAATGCCACGGTTGATCCACAAAAAGCAATCTTTAACTTAAACAATGTCAACATTACGATGTCATTTAACTATCTACAAAGAATGCTTTCTTATTCTATCCCAGCAGGTGCAACTGTATCTGGAGTAAGTGCAGTATTTAATAGTCAAGCTATCTTGTGTCAATTCGTGGCACCATTTGAAAACTCTATTACTAACCGCACAATGCCTACTTCTTACAACTACTCATACATCCAATCAACCGATACCACAATTGCCAACTTACCAGCTGGTGCAAGTGTTTCAGTATCAACTAATACTCAACAACTATCAATTATTCCTGATATGTTCTTAATTTATGTGATCCCATCTGTTGAATCACTAACGAGTATTTCTCCATCTCTTCCTGATTTCTTCTTTCCTATTACTAACATTAATATTAATATTGGTATGAGACAATCTGTACTTGGTCAAGCTACTCAATTTCAACTTTGGCAACTATACAAAAAGAATGGAGGTATTGCTGATTGGTCTCGTTTCTCTGGTGCTTCAGTTGTTGACTCAACAGGTGTTAAGACAACTCTTGGCGGTGCTCCACTTATTTTGTCAGTTGCTCAAGATCTTAATCTTCCTGCTAGTAGTACTGTTGGAGAAGTTGAATCGAGTAATTTTAGTGCAAATCTTACTGTATATAATAATACTGGTATGAATTTTACTAACTGTACGATTCGAGTTGTATCATTAACTGATGGTTGGATCACGACTTCAGGAAATGGCAACATTGATGTTCACACTGGAGGCATTACTCCTGAGATGGTTGCTATGGCAAATGAAATGCCATATCTTGCAGAGGAAACATTGAAGAGAAATGCAAAAGGAAAAGGATATTCTGGAGGAAAATATAGTTGGTCTGATTTTAAGCATGATATGCGAGGAGTTGCTAATTATATTTCACCATTTACTAAGCCAGTAATTGGAGCATTAACTAATAAAGCAGTTAAAACAATTGAAGGTGCCGGAATGTATCCAAGACGAGAAATTCGTGGTGCAATTCGTGGAATGTATTAATGTCATTGTATGAATTTTAATATACAAAAAGTGAAATAATTAATATTAATTTAAAAATTTATTTTTTTTACTATATAACACAATTAAATTTTTTCAATCAATTAAACTTAATAAAAATGTACGGAGGAATCACTGGTTTTGGTATGTATGGGGGTGCCGATTATGAAGATGACGAGTATGACTACGAAGAAGAGCCAGAATCTTTGGGTGGTCTTTTGCTTGGTGGTGCAAGAAGAAGAAAGAAGAGGTCATCACCTGCAATGACACATCTTCGCCGTTTTATGGCTGCCGAAAAAAGTGCTATCGGTTTAGAAAAAAAAGCTGGACATCCACATTTTGCAAAAAGACTTGCTGAAGATTATAGATGGAATGCTAAAATCAAGAAAAGCCCTGCTTGGATGACCAAGAAATATCACGAGATTTATGATAGACCAGCACCAAGAAGAAAGACGGCTTCTCGTTCTGGTCGCTCTGTAAGTTCTGGGATGTCTGTAAGTTCTTATGGATCATCAAAAAGTGGATCAACTATTACAAATCCTGCAACTGGTAGACAAGTTTTAAGAAGTGGGTCTATTGGTCAAGCCATTCTATCTTCTCGTAAATAGGGAGTGGGGCGGAATCCTCCAAAGAATCTACCTAAAAAACAATATGGGCCAACGAGGGCTACTCTTACAAAATATACTAAAAAAAATCCGATGGCAAGATTAAGACAAGTTGAACAAGCAAAATTGATTGAAAGAGGAATAAGAAAAGCAAATGAAATAGAAATGACATCTTTAAATATTCCAGTTGAAGAAAAAGTGAGACAAGTTATACAATCTACCGAAGATGATTTGGGAAGAAATCTTGATTCTGACGAAATATCGGCACTTACTATGACGACTGCTTTAGCGGATGAACGGCTTAGAAAAAAATATAAGAAATCATTTAATCAGATAAAAAAAGAATTTGCAAAGGCACCAGCAAATGAACAAGCAGGATTTTTAGATCAATTGGCAGAAGATTTATTGGCACAAATAGGTGCTGAATTAGTATTAGAAGAATCAATTGGACAACCACCTCCATACTCTTCTTCTGAATCTGTAAGTCTTGGATCGCCTCCTTCTTATACATCAAGGGCTGTTTCATTTTTATCAGAACAAGAACGACAAGATGCAGAAGATGAAGCATGGATACAGCATCAAGAGGCAATAAGCAGAGCAAGAAGATCTGGAGTTGCTGGAGTTAGTTTTGCAAATCCTTCACCACCACCAACCGCAGTTGTTGATTCATTTACTGGACAGGTTGGGGTTGCTCCTGGTTGGGATTAGGAAGTGGGGCGAGAACCCCTCCAGAAACTAGGAATTGAGGACGAATTATTACTAGATATGTATAATATATTAGAAGAAGGGAAATTGTTAGGTATTAATATAGATGAGGGAGATATAATACCAGAACAAGAAGAATATGTTTTAAGTGGCGATGGGTTATTAGTTAAGCCTTTTAAAAAAAGGCTTTACCCAAAAAATAAAGGCGATGCCTATGCAATGGCAGGTGGTGCATTATCAATAAATCATATAAAAAAAATGTTAAAAGCAAGTTATAAAGATGCACCAGAAAGAATTGATGATTTTATTTTAGATAAACAATTAAGTGGACAATATGGAGTCGTTTATTTTAATCCTCGTACTGGTCAAGCAGTTGTGGTTCATAGAGGCACAAAAGAAGCGATGGACTGGACTAATAATGCAATGTATGCTTTGGGTATGTATAAATATACAAATAGATATAAAACAGGTTTACAAATGCAAAGAAAAGCGGAAAAAAAATATGGTGCAAAAAATATTACAACTCTTGGCCACTCACAGGGTGCCATTCTGGCTAGAGAACTTGGGCAGAATACAAAAGAGATTATAACTTTGAATCCAGCATATAAAGGAGAAAAACCGCTTAAGAATGAATATAATATAAGATCATCAGGTGATTTAGTTAGTGTGGGTTTACATGGTACAAGAAGAGGACACGATTTATTAATAGGCTCAAAAGGATTTAATCCATTAGATGAACACATGATTGATATTTTAAATAGAGTTGATCAAAATAAAATGTTTGGTGCTAATTAATATTATTAATTTAAAAAATTATTTTTTTTTACTATATAACAATACATAAATTTTCAAAAAAAAAATGAGTGCAAGAACAATTTTAAATCCTCCAATTTCTCTTTCATCTGGTGATGGTTCAATTAATGTTGAAACTGTTAATGCTACTTCATTTTCAGGCGGTATTGCTAAATATGTCGGATTTATTGCTGTTGTTTTAGATCCACTCGAAAATATTGCTTTTAATGTCAACATTCCTAATTTTATTGGTTCATCGGATAGTGCTTATATTATATCTCGCAATAGTATAGGGGCTGCAGGTTTGTTCCCTATTGACCTTTCTGTTGCTTTTGTATCATCATCAAATAATAGTACAACAGTATCTATTAATATGTATAATGCGTCAACAAGTATAATAATACAGGATACAATTAATTATTCTATTATTGCAATGAATTAATATTAATTTAAAAAATTATTTTTTTCATTATATACAATAATAAATTTTCAATCAAAATCAAATTTCAAAATGAGTGCAAGAACAATTCTTAATCCTCCACTAATCAATGAGTTAAGCGGACTATTCGATGGAACAAGTTCTCCTGAGGTATTATCATTAACTGCAAGTGGGGATATCAGTGGTAGTACTATTACTGGTGCCGAACTAATCGTTAGTTCAGAGTTTGGAAATGTTGACATTACTAGTACCCCTTCTGGTCTATCAGTTAGTAGTGGCCTTACTGTATCTGTTGGAAATATTACTGCCCCTGCTGGTAATATTAGCTGTGCAACTGGAACAATGAGTGCACAAACTATTACTGTTAACAACAACATTACTATCACATCAACAGGTACTATTCAATTTGGAGGACCTGGAGCTGTACTATCAATTGATGCTCAGGGTCAACTATTATGGAATGGTGCTGTAATTACAACCGCATAAATAATAAATCAAAAAAAAATAAATTATATTATATAATGTCTCAAATATTATCTGAGGTTTTCTATTCATTTTTAATAAGTAGTTGTATAGGTTTATTATTAGTTTTAATTAAAACCTGTTATAAAAGTAAATGTCGTGAAGTTAATGTATGTTGTATAAAAATCATTAGGGATGTAGAAGGTGAAGAAAAAATAGATGAACAAACACCGCCAAGTCCAAGGGCTGAAAATAATAATGTATAAATGGCGAAAATTATAATTGATATTAATTATATATTTTTTTTTGTCCTATATATCATGATTCAATGTTTAATATGATTTTCAAATATCTAAATTAGATATTTATTAGATATTTTATAGATATTTTATAGATATTTTACATAGAAATATATGAAATAGATATTATTTAGATATTATATAGATATTAGGATGTAAATA